TTCTCGTGGTCAGGTGGCGCACTCGTTACTGATGCAGACTCCGGCGTTGCAAGCGTGCAAGTTGAGTACCAATACACTCCTTGGGGAGGCAGTGGAGAAGGTTGGCAAGCATGGCAGAACTGGACTGCCAATCAATGGGCTGCAACAAGTGGTTCGTACTCATTCACTGTTGCGACAGCGAAGAGGGCAACACAAACCAATCTTGGCAATGGCTTCTACGACATCGCAAATCGTTACTTTGTGGATTTCCGTGTGACGGCAACAGACAATGTTGGTAACGCTACAAGCAAGACTATTGCGAATGGACAACTGACACGGCCTTACGGAACCTTCTACATCGTGCCTCCGTTCAACAGTTCCACAGGCTTCACCTATGCGGACTCGTATCAACTGACTTCAGGTGGCGGAAACATTGGCTTCTATGGTCTCGTGAGTCAGGCAGTGCGCTCAGGCAACGGCATTAGCGTCGGTGGCCTCAACTGGTCGTATGGATGTTGGTTCTATGGTGACGATGTAGAGAAGTATCACCTCATCAAAGATGCATCTAACAATCGTTACAAGGCTGACTCAGGTTCGCTACAGGTGCAGAGATACCAATCCTCAGGAACTTCAGGAACTTGGGCGTGGCAACAACACGACCTCCGGTTCTCCAACGGGTCAACCGGCGCAACATTCCTCGGGAACATACTTACTGCTTCTATTTCTGGTCCGGATGCTGCTGCAACGCTCACTCTTGATGCAGGCCATCTAACAAACTTCTCTACACTGAGCGCAAAGGGCTTCGGTATGGTGCGCAACGGCAGCAGCAACTATCGCGTCATGCGCAACTACCTGCAAGACCTTTCCGCCTCCGGCAGAATCACACTCGTATTCAACTAAGGAGTACCGATGGCCATCAATCCGAACACGAACTTCAGCGCAGGAGCAGTGCTTACTTCTGCACAGCAGAACCGATTTCCTCGTGGCGTAATGGCTTTTACTAAAGCCACAGCGTCTGGAGCAATAAATAGTGAAGCAGTGCAAATAACTGGTTCATCTTTTACCGCTGTCGCAAACCGTTATTACAAGATCACTTATTACGAGCCGTCACTCAATAGTGCATTTAGCGAACTGGATACTGCTATAGGTAGAATAAGACTTACAAACCTTGCAGGTGCGGTACAACAGACAGCAAAATCGTTTATTTACCAAACTCCAACGCCCGAGGACATGATTTGTGTTGCTGTCACAACTCTCACCGCTGGCACTGTCAACCTCGTTGCTACTTTGGAACCTACTAACTACCCCATACAGGCTACTCGTAGTGCTACTCAATACGCTTTCCTTCTCGTTGAGGACATCGGACCTGCCTGATGACTGCGTTCGGTAACGGCACGCCGATCACGGCAGATACGCTCAATCGTGCGTTTGCTGCAGTTTCTGGAGGTGGTTCTGTAAATGCCAACTCGCTCACGGGAACAACGCTCGCTTCTAATGTGATTTATTCGTCGCTGACAACTGTTGGCACAATCACAAGTGGAACATGGTCTGGCTCTTTCGGTGCAGTATCCGGCGCAAACCTCACCAACCTCAATGCTTCTAACCTCGCATCCGGCACTGTGGCTTCTGCTCGCATCTCTGGTTCCTACACAGGCATCACAGGTGTCGGAACATTGTCTGCAGGTTCTATTCCTACATCGCTGATCACTGGCTTGGCTGCTTCGGCTACTACCGACACAACAAACGCTTCTAACATCTCTAGCGGAACTTTAGCCTCTGCTCGTATCTCTGGCTCGTACACCGGAATCACTGCAGTCGGCACATTGGGAGGTCTAACAGTTACAGCAAGTTCGTATGGTGGAGTGCGATTCAACTGTGGCGTTGAAACCGCCGGTGCTTATGGTGGCTACTACATCTTCAACAGAAACACAGGCTCTGGCAACTGGGCGTTGTACGCCGACGCTAACACCTGCCGACTCTACGCAAGCAACATTGGCGACATGATGACATGGGAGAACTCAGGCAACTATTGGATCAGACAGAACAGATGGCAAGTCCCTGACGCAAACAATACTCAATGGCTTGGCGGTATCCCGGCGTTCGGCGTGAACGCTATGGCTGGTGTCGGCTCATACAACTTCTACAACCCATCAGACGAACGGTACAAGGCGAACAAACAACCACTGTCACTCGGCTTGTCGTTCCTTCGTCGGCTCACACCCATCCAGTTCACATACATCTACCCTGAGTTCACATACACAACTGATCACGATGACAGTGATGCCCTAAATCCGGTGAGCACTACAGACGGACAACGCTTGAGGGCTGGCCTATCGGCACAGGAGGTAAAGCGAGCACTTGACGCTGAAGGTCATGGTGACTTCAACTTCTGGAGTCTGGCTGACAAGGAACAGCCAGAGTCAACACAAGCACTGGACTACACTGGACTAATCGCTCCCCTGATACAAGCGGTGAAAGAACTCGACTCGCGGCTCACAACATTGGAAGGATGAACATGGACGAAGTGCAGGTAGAAGCAAGCGATGTGATCAACAATCTTCTGGACTACATCAAACAGTTGATCCTCCAGAACGCCATGTTGCAAGCACAACTCACGAAAGCAGCGCAGAGCGAGAAGCCGACGCTGCCAGATGCGCCATGACCTGCGACTGACGATCCTTGCACCTGTTGCGGTCTGGGCATTGGCGTTCGCAGAACCTGCACAGGCGACAGACACGCTGACTCTGACGGCAGAGCAGCCGGAGATCACATTCCCGTTGCAGTGGGAAGGTGGCGTGCTGCATGTGGAAACGCACACAGACACATCGTGCGAAGAATGGTCGCAGGCCACTGCTCCAGATACATACCTGATACTCCGTCAGGATGGTGCAGTGGTGGCACAAGATGATGACGGCAATCACAATGCTGATACAGATTGTCTTGCGAGCAAACTGCACCTAGACCTTCCGGCTGGCTCATACACACTCTCCGTGCAGGGCTGCTGCTCTCGCTTGTACGGCACGCTCCGGCTGGATTGGCAGCAGCCTGAGCCTGCAACCACTACATCCACCACAACGAGCACCACGGCCACCACATCCACAACGACAACTACTACGAGCACGACGACCACCACTACAGTCGCACCGACCACAACGACCGAGGAGCCGACATCAACAACTACCGAAGCCAGTACGACCACGACGAGCACGCTGCTGCCTACGACAGAGCCATCCAGCACCACAAGCAGCACTGTGCTCAGGCAACCTGCATCCTCTGTACCGACACAAACAACATCAACACTGCCGATCAGCACGACGAGCACAAGCACGCCGACATCAGTTCCTGAAGAACAGTCGCCGGCCTCTGAACCTCCATCAACATCAGAACCAGAAACGCAGGTTGAAGAACTGCTTGCAGAAGCAGCAGATGATGGAATCACGCCGGAAGAGGCTGCCCAAATCATTGCTGCCGTGCAGAATGCGCCGGAATCAGTGCGCCAGCAGTTTGAGGCCGAAGCAGACATCTACTCAGGTGCGTTTGATGAGTATGTGCCTCTCGGTTCCGCAGTGCCTGTGCGCACTCGGCGCACCATCATCGCTGTTGCTACTGCGCTCACAGTGCCGATTGCACCTCGGCGCAGATTGTAAGCAAACTGATACAAGACTTGCGATACTTAGAGCATGCGCAAGAAGTTAGGTGACATCAGTGCGCTCTCATGGACACTCGTTGGCACAGGCCTTGTGCTGATTACGCTCACGGGAGACACTCGTAGGTATGGGCTGTTCCTCGCTGGCATTGGCCTGATCATCAACCTCGGTGCGCTGTTCGTAGGAGAATCAGACGATGAATAAATGGAAAGACATCGCAGGAAGGATTCTGGCTACCTTCCTCACATCAGCCCTGAGCATTGTCGGTGGCTCAAGCGTGCTCAATGCGTTCACTGATACGGACATCAGTGTTCTGCAGTCTGCTGCACTGGCTGGCATCGCTGCGTGCGCACAGGTGATTGAGCGTTTGGCTCGTGCATCGCTAGATGGCAACCTCACCAAGCAAGAGATCAACGAGGCATTTCTGCCTACGAAGAAAGAGAGTAACTGATGGAGTATCCCGTTCTTCCTGTGATTCTGCCGAAGGACTTGGAAGGCCAGCCGAACGGCAAACTGCCGGACAGCCTGCTGCGTCCCGTTCAGTCGTTCCCGAAGGGCAGGATGCATCACATTGCTGCCACTGCCTACAACGCACTCGTGTTGCACGCCTACTTCAACGGAGTGGAACTGAAGCCAACATCAGCAGGGGACTGCTATCGCACCTACGATTCGCAGAAGAGCATGTTTGATCGTCGGTATCAGACCAGCCCTTCAGGACGCAGCCCTGAGATCACACGCAAGTTTGAGGGCAACACCTACTACCTGAAGAAAGGCGTTGCACCGAGTGCAAGTCCGGGGACGAGCAATCATGGTCTCGGCCTCGCCGTAGACATCAGCAACGCTTCTGGAGACAGGCTGAAGTGGATGATCGGTGATGGATTCATGAACTGTCCAGTGCTGCGCTACGGATTCTCGTGGGAAGTGAAGTCAGGTGCTCAGGCTGAGTCATGGCACATCCGTTATGTCTGTGGCGACAAACTGCCTGATGCAGTGCTGGAAGCACTGCAGGCCTTCCCGAACCTGAAGGCCTGATGGAAGCCATCGCTGTTGCGCTCATCGGCACTGTTGGCGTGGTGCTTGCTGCGCTGATACAGACTGCACGCAAAGAGAACAAGACTGATCATGCATCAGTGATGTCGGCGGTTGTGCGCATTGAGGGGAAGATTGATGGACACATCAATGATCATGCACGCACTCAGATGAACGAAGGTGGCGCAGGTCGTTGATCGCTGCCTTCGGCCTGCGCCATCACCCTCCACACTAAATCTAGAAGGATGTCTAATCCCTCTAGCACCCATGTCATAGGATGTGTTCATGACCATACAACACATCCCGAAACCTGCACATGGAAGTCTCGCTTGGCTGCAACTGCGCCATCGCTCGCCGGAAGGCAAGTGCATCGTAGGTGCAAGCGAAGTCGCAACGATCATGGGCTGCAATCCGTACTCCACTGTCAGCGAACTAGGTGCTCGCAAGTTGATGACTCCCACTGTTGGAGAGCAGAACGATGCGATGGTGCGTGGCAATGTCCTAGAACCTGCGCTTCTACAGCATGCGTCAGATGTGCTGCAGCAGGAGATAGAAACGCCGGAGGTCATGTACCTGCACGGCAGGATCATCGCAACGCTAGATGGTCGTGGCACAGAAACGCCAGACCTGATCGTTGAGGCCAAGACATCCAACCACTACGGCCTCGGAGAACCATTGCCGGATTCGTGGTACTGGCAAGCACAAGCGCAGATGCACTGCACAGAAGCAGAACGCATTGTGTTCATCATTCTTGATCGCCACCTGCGCCTCGGGTTTGAGTATGTGCATCGTGATGACGAAGCAATCGCAAACATGCTGGATGCCGTAGAACAGTTCTGCGACATGGTGGATCATGGCTTCGTGCCGGATGCAGAGACACTGCCTGCAACATTGATCGCAGAGATGCATCCTGAACCTGCTGGCGAGAAGGAACTAGATACCAACGCCATTGCACTGATCGCAGAGTGGCAAGGCATAAAGGCTGCACTCTCTGACCTAGAGGCAAGCGAGAAGAAGGTGCGTGACGCACTGGCTCGCATGCTCATGGATGCGGAGTACGGCACTGTCGCCGGACATCGTGTGATCTCATGGAAGTCACAGCAGCGCACTTCGCTGGATGCAAAGGCACTGCAGGCTGACCATCCTGAGATCGCTGCTGCCTACATGAAGCAGAGTTCGTTCCGTGTGATGAGGCCTGTGCGATGAGCGTTTCGTATCGCAAGTCCTTTGAGGTCGTCGGATACACATTCTTCTGCGACATCTACTGCGCCGACTGTGGTGCTGCGCTCCCTGAGGTAGACCCTGAGGGCAATGCCAAGCAGCCCATCTTCCTAGACGGTTTGTGGGAGTTTGAGCCGGAACACAACGAAGGCCAGACCTACCACTGCGCAAAGTGCGAAGAGCAAACAACAAACTGGTAACACAGAAAGGGAAACAACAATGGAAATCATCAAACTACTAGCACAGGTCATGGAGGATGCAGGTGCAGTGCGCAAAGGAGAGCGCAACACGCATCAGAACTTCAACTTTAGAGGCATTGACAGTGTGGTGAACGCAGTCTCGCCAGCACTGCGCAAGCACGGAGTGGTTGTTGTGCCGACGATCAACGACTGCATCTACGAGACAGTGAACATCGGGCAGAACAGAACGCCGATGGCGCATGTGCGAGTCAATGCCACCTACACATTCCACGCACCTGACGGCAGCAGCGTGCAGGCCACAGTCGTCGCAGAGTCAATGGACAGTGGCGACAAGGCAACAGCAAAGGCGATGAGCGTGGCGTTCCGTACGGCACTGCTGCAAACGCTGTGCCTACCGACTGACGATGTTGATCCCGATGCTGACACCTTTGTGCGCAGCGAGTTCGCACAGCCTGCACCGAAGCCACAGCGTGCGCAACTCGGCAGTCGTGCAAACCAAGCACCGAAGCCACAGCAGGATGCAGAAGTCGTGCCGATGCCTGCACAGCGTGCGACGAGGCCACAGCAGCACACGCCAGCCATCAATCCTGCCTCTGAGCCACAACTGAAGATGATCCGTGGCATTGCACGGGAGACAGACACCGATGACGAAACGCTGCATCTGCTCGCTGGCAATAAGAGCCTGAGTGACCTCAACACGAAAGAGGCCAATGCCCTCATCACGCAACTGATGATGGTGAAGAAAGGTGAAGGCACGCTGCAGATTGATGCAGCCGGAAACGCAAAGGTTGTGAAGGGATGAGGCAGTTTGCACTTCTTGCACGAGATGTTGAGGGAAGAATCATCGCGCAGCACTGCTTTGATGCTGAATCAGACAGAGATGCTGTGGCAGTAGGTGCGCTCAAAGTCATGAAACTTGCGTATCCGATGGTGCAACCGTGGTGCGATGCACACATTGATCTCGTGAATGACCTCAATGTTGTGCTCGCTGAGATGGGGAAGAAGCCGGAACGCCATGCGTGATCGTGATGAATGGCTGGAAGCCAAGCAAGAAGAACTCGCACTAGAGGAATGGCACGACCATGACACAGCACAGACACAGCAGTTTGCTGTCTACAACGGCACTGCAGGCTCTGTAAACAGGCCAGCAAGCATCGCTAGGGCAGAGGCAGAGGCCACAGACGGAACACTGTCTGCACGCCAAGCCTCCATCCTGCAGATGCTGGAATGGGCTGGCGCATCAGGTTGCACATGGAAGGTGCTCGGCAACGACTTAGGCCTGCATCATGGGCAAGTGTCAGGTGCGCTCACAAACATGCACGCAGCCGGAGTTGTGTTCATGCTCAGGCAAACCACAGACAGATGCCATCGGTATGTCCACGCCAAGTATCGCTCGTACTTCAGGGACGATGAGGTCTACGACAGACCAGCAAAGACACGCAGTGGACAGCGCAGAGAACTGTTAGATGGGCTGCTCGCTGCATGCCGTGATGCCATCAACAATGACTTTGATTGGGACAGGTGGCAGCGCATCATTGATGTTGTCGTTATGATTGACGCTCATGGGCGAAATGCTGAAACCGAAAGCGGAGTGCGAGGGCAATCGTGACAAGTGCAGTGCAGAGGGCTGTCCCCTCTATGGCACGCTTGGCAAGGCTGCTCGTGATGGCCTTCGTCGTGTCAAAGGCTGTGATGATCCTGTTGCTCGTGGTAGACGCAACCGTGCAAAGGGAGACAGCAAGGCACGCAAAGCACGCAAGGCATTGGGAATAGCCGGAGCGAACACACGCCACGAAGAGCATTGGGGAGGCGTTTGCCGTCTGGAAGTGAAGGCTGGCAAGCAGATTGAGCCAATCGCAACACGCTTCGTGCTTGCTGAACAACAGAGCGAGCAGCACAGGCCTCTCGGTGATGTGAGGCCATTCGTGATGGTGGCGATGCCCGATGGGATGTCCGATGGACTGGTAGTAATGAGGCTGTCCGTGTTTGCACAGTTTGCGCAGATTGCGCAGGAGGCCGGACTGTAGAAGAGGGATGCAGCCAGCAGAAAGGGGACTGGCTGCATCCCCCACGAGTGACTTGGAGGAGTCATGGAAGAGATTAGCAGCAACGATGCTGTTCCGCAGCAGTTTGTGATTGTGCCGATGTGGGTCATTGAGTTGCCCATCACGGCGACAGCACTGCGTGTCTACTGCGCCATTAGAAGTCATGCTGATGCACGGACAGGCAAGTGCTTCCCGTCACGCAGGAGGATCGCCATCCTTGCGCAATGCAGCATGCCTTCCGTTGATCGTGCCGTGAAGCAGTTGGTAGAGCATGGTGCGCTCGGTGTCAAGAAGCGCAAGAGTGCCAGTGGTGATCAGACGAGCAACCTCTACACAGTGTTTGCCCAACAGAAGCGTTCTGCACAGCGTTCTGCACAGCGTTCTGCACAGGTAGCCACAAATGATGAGCCACCTAGTGCAGATAATGAAGTGACAGGTAGCCACACAAACGAGGCACTAACTAACTTCATAATGAACCACAAACAAGAACAGGATGAGTATCCTGTCGTAACGAAAGCGCAAAGAAGCAGGCCGATGCTGACACAGCAGAACGAAGCCTGCATGGACGCAGTGGATAGGACACTGCGAGCAATCAGAACACGCAGCGCAATCCTGAAGGAGCAATGACATGAAGCAAATCTGGCATCTCTATTTCCGTTTACTCGCTGGCATCGTGGCAGTGTTTGCCGTCATCGGTGCAGCCCTCTACAACTACGAAGGCAAGCCCGAATCCACGCTGCCTCCAGTGGTATCTAGCGTCGCCGTAGCGGAGACATCCACCACTACGAGCACCACGCTGCCAGCCAGCACCACAACGAGCACCACGGAGGCTCCTATCGTGCTGGATGCTGCAGCACTGGAGTACCTCCGTACAATCACCATTGATCAGGCGAGACAGCAGTACGGCAGATGCGGAGAATGGCATGACCTCGCACTGCAGGCCGGATGGACAGAGGCCGAATGGCCTACCCTTAGCAGAGTCCTTTATCGTGAATCACGCTGTGTTCCTGATGCATGGAATGGCGCAGACGCTGGCCTCACACAAATCAACCGGATTCATAGGCAGTGGATTCAGGACATGGGCATGACGCATCCAGACAGCATGTTTGATCCCCTGCTCAACCTGCGTTTCGCACGGATGTTGTGGGAGAGCAGCGGATGGAGGCCTTGGAGATACATCCAAGAGTAAAGCGTAGACAGATACTGCTGCTTCTGATAGATTTGCTGTGTCGGCAGCAGCCGACCTTCTAGAAAGGCAAAGGCAGCGAATGTCCATCCGTAAAGACCGAACCGAAATCCGTCAGCGTGCATCCCACCTGATTCGTGAGGCGAGGAAGAAGGAGAACTTCAGCCAGTCGCAGTTGGCTGTCGCCCTCTCTGTCTCGCAGCCTCTTGTCTCATCGTGGGAGTGTGGCAAAGTCACTCCGGGGATTGATGACCTCGTTGCGATTGAGTCTGCGCTCGTGATGGAAGCAGGTTCACTGATCCTCGCCATCGCATACCCTTCTGTTGCTGGCAGCGAATGATCGCAGCAGTGTTGGGCGTTGCAATGCAGACAGGTTGCAATGGAACAACACGAAGAGCAACCAGAAATCGCTATCCATGATGTATGGACACAGCGTGAGAGGCCGGCGAGACTATCGCCAGAGCCTTTACTGAACATGACACGAGACTTGCCTGTCCGTGAGGCAGCAGCAATGCTCGGTGTCAATGTTGGAACACTGCAGAAGTGGCGTACAGGTGAAAGCCAACTTGGTTTGCACTACGCAACAGCAGATCGCATTGCAATCCGGCTCGGCACACATCCTGCCGTGCTTTGGGGAAGAGAGTGGTGGAAAGTATGAACGGGAAGTGGCGCATGATCAAATGGCATGACGGAGAGCGCACCATTGGTGAGTCAGCAACTGATTGCCTGCGCAAACTCTGTGGAGGATTCAATCCTGCATCAGTGAGCGAACTCAAAGTTGTGCTCGCAAAGCGTGGTGCAGTCACGCCTCCATCAAACGCAGAAACTGATGAGGCGTTCCTTCAGCGTCTCGCTGATCACGGCATGTTTGAGTTCAGGCCATTTGATGATCGTGCCTGAGGTGGCACTGCTGTTGCGTGCAGCCACCTGCACAGCCTGATTCTGGCCTGCAGGCCACATCATTTCTGCATAATCCCTGCTCACAGGCATGGCATTCTCTGCAGCCCTACTATCAGGGCTGCTAGGCTGATTGTCGTGGTCACCCCGACCACCACACAGAAGGGAATCAGCAAATGCCTATCGGACAGAACCACGAAGCGAGGAGCAGGTACATCGCAGCAGTTGCGCTGCGTGACGCAGAGCCTGCACTCAACTTCACGCAGATGGCTTCACGCCTCGGATACCTGCGTGCATCAAACGCACGACACGCATGGATTCAGGGTCTGCGCCTCCTCGGTCGTGACAGCGAAGTGCCGTCGCCTCGCCAGCGCACCATCAGCGTTCACACTGGACGCACCACACACAGCATCACCATTGATGATCTTGATGCCTTTACCACGAAGCACAACTTCACCTTCGGCATTGAGATTGAGTGCGTCGGCCTCACCACACACAGAGCACAAAGTGCTCTGATCGCTGCTGGCGTTCGCTGCGAGAACTACGGATACGACCATCAGACTCGCCCTGAGTGGAAGGTGACCACGGACTCGTCGCTCAACTCACGCAACGGCAGTGCAGAGGTCGTGTCGCCAGTGCTGCAGCACAACGATGGCCTCAACGAGGTTCGCAGCGTCATGAAGATTCTGCGTGACGCAGGTGCAAGAGTGAACTCATCGTGTGGCATGCATGTCCACTTCGGTGCGGACACGCTCAACGATGCGCAGATTGCGCTGATCGTGGAAGCGCACACATGGTTCCAGCCTGCGTTTGATGCCTTCGTCTTGGAGCGTCGTATTGACAACAGTGGCTTCTGCAGGCATCGCACTGCACACGAGGCACTTGGCACGGCACAGGCACTGCGCTACGAGGGTCGCCGTGACGCACTGCGCAACGAGGATCGGAGCGACAGGTACACGGCACTCAACCTGCAGTCGCTGCTCCGTCACGGCACGATTGAGAATCGCCAGCACCACGGCAGTCTCAACGGCCTCAACGCAACAGCATGGATTGCCTTCAACCAAGCGTTCTTTCAGGCTGCTGTGGATGGCGTGCTCGTCGCTGCCCTTCCGATGGCAGATACTCGCACGCAGCCTGAGCGTGCGTTCTCGTCGCAGAACGGATACGAGCAATGGCTGGAGGACAATGTGGATGAAGAGAACCACTGGCAGCACAAGGTCACCATGTGGGAAGGCAACATCTGGTCACGCAAGTTGACTGTGGCTTTGCGTGCAGTGTTTGGCGACGAGGCTGTGGATGTGCAGCATCCTTCGCTGGATGACCATCACCTGAGGGGATGCAATCTCCAGCGCAGCGCACAGAAGATGGCAGCGCACCTGCTGGTCGGCATCCTGCGTGACCACAACTACATCACCGAAGAACTCGCCACCTACATGTTTGAGCGAGCCACCAACATCCCGACACGGACAGTCTGAGAGAAAGGAAAGATAATCATGTGTGGTATCGGAGCATTCCAAATCGTGAACAATGAGGTTGATCCGGCAAAGGTGGCACGAGTGCTGCTGCGTCTGCTGCAGGTGCGAGGCACTGATGCATCCGGCGTGGCATGGCACGCCAACGGTGAGACCTACATCTGCAAGGACAACTGCGCTGGCAAAGAGTTGGCACGCAGGCTGCCCAACGGCATCGGCACGACAGGCATTGTCCACACTCGTTGGGCAACGCAAGGCGATCCGGCAGACAACAACAACAACCATCCGATTGATGTCGGTGGCCTCGTCGGTGTCCACAACGGACACATCTCCAACGACAAGGAGGTTCTGAGCATGCTGCCCGACTACAAGCGTGCAGGCAAGGTGGACAGCGAGGCAGCGTTCGCAATGCTGGCGCACGCACCTGCAGGCACAACGCTCGGAGAGCGCATCAGCGCACTGCGTGGCACGATGGCCTTCCTGTGGCTGGAGTCCTACGATCAGACGGAGACACTGCACGCAGCACGAGTCTCGTCTAGCCCTCTGTATGTCGCTCAGACTGTGGCTGGCAGCGTGCTGTTCGCATCAACGGCAGACATCCTGAAGGAGACTGCGAAGAGGTGCGAGATGCAGATTGAGTTCATGCAGGCACTCTCTGAGGGTACATACCTCAAAGTCCGGCACGGCATGATCGCAGAGATGCGAGAAATCCCTACGCCTCCGAAGCCTGTGTATCAGACCTCCTACAAGATGCCTGACTACAGCCACGCCAGCGTCTACAGCAGCAGCAGCCGACGCAACGACCCAACACTCTTCTAACCCAAGCACGCTCCGGCGCATCAGCAGTGGTGCGCCGGAGCACCAACCAGAAAGGAAAGCAATGAAGCCCAAAGGAACCCACAGCATCACGGAGGTACGCCTCCTGATCGCTGTCCCGAACAGCACCACGAATGCACTCGCACTCGTTGTGGATGCCATCAGCGAGGCAGACTGCCTGCTGCTGGAGTACGCAGCGCAGCCGATGCAGATCGTGCCAGCACAGCAGCAGCCGACGCAGCAGCCGACGCAGCAGGCCACCACGAAGCGCAAGCGTGGACAGCGTGTCCTCGTGCCGACAGCGAACAGCATGCAGCGTTGGTCGCTGGAGGATGTGGAAGAGGTGCTCGCAATGAGCGCAGCAGGCAAGAGCCTGAGCACCATCGCCAAGCGTTTCGGACGCAGCGAGAAGTCCATCTACCACTGCATCAGGATTTGGGGATCGTGATGCCCGACAGACCCACATTCACCACATCGCATCAGCGTGCAGACTCCGTGTGGATTGACGACCCCGAAGAGTTCATCGTGGTCTACAGCACTCTGACGCTGCCGTTCCGTGAGTCCGTCAGGATCAGCAACAGCGAGCCGACACACTCAGAGCCTGTGCCTGTGCGCACATACCTGCTCGGCATGCTGGAAGATGGCGCAAGTCATCTTGGCCTGCAACTCAATCAGAATCGCATCTACCACAACCTCATCACAGAGGAAACGATTGAGTGCGTATCAGTATCGGCAATGGCACATCCCGACTGGACAGTGCATTTCGTGCAGGCTCTGAGCGTGATGCTGCCTCCGCAAACCTTCCAGCGTGTGTTCCAGCGTGCAGTGCTGCAACTCAAATGGTACGAGATCACTGATAGGACTCGCTCCTACGAGGAGAATCCCGTGATGAAGGAAGGATGGGAACTCATCTTCCGCAACATCCAGCGTGGAAGGACTCCGTTCCAATGCGAGTCGTGAACGAGAGGCGTTGGAGACGCACGAAGTGGATATGCGTGCTGATTCTGATTCTCTGCATGTTCTGGGGAGTCGGAGGTGAGAAGGAACTGAACAACCCCATCGTGTCCTTCGCACTGATGTACCCAACATGGATGCTCGTGAACAACCTCACGAAAGAATGGAGGGACTACTAACAGAACACATCACAGACATTAGGGTCGGGGATAGAACTCCCATCAGTGGCACTGCGCTCCTGATGGGAGTTCTTCATTTACAGCCACGAATCTGATACCGTCAGAAGGTATGGCAGCAGCAAAGCAGCACAACATCAGGCCGGAGATCAGCAAACTCGCAATCCCACTGGAATCAGTGACTCCGCACCCACGCAATGTCCGGCAAGGTGATGTCGGCGCAATCTGCCAATCGCTAGAAGCGCATGGGCAATACCGACCCATCGTTGTCCACACAGCCACCAATCACATCCTCGCTGGCAACCACACATACGCAGCAGCCACAGCACTCGGATGGAAGAAGATCGCTGCAACCTTCGTGGACTGCGATGACGAGCAGGCTTTGCGCATCCTGCTCGTAGACAACCGTGCAAACGACCTCGCAATCTATGACGATCACGCATTGGCTGAACTACTGCAGGAACTCAACGCAGGTGAAGGCCTCGCAGGAACGCTCTTTGATGGCGATGATCTAGACGACCTGCTGTTCCGCATCAGTGGCACGCTTGGCACAGGCCATCCGACGCTCTCAGCAACTGATGCACTAGAAGGCTACGAAGGCCGTGACACGAAGTCCATCGTGCTGCCGTACTCCACTGCTGAATACAGGGAACTGATGGAGAAGTTGGCTGCACTGCGCAACAGGCTCGGCATTGATACCAACGCTGAACTCATCGCTGCACTCATCAATGATTCTCATGCAAAGAGTTGATGTACCTCGTCGCAAAGATGCTCTGAGCAGCATCAAACTGAACAAGACGGTTGCACCACAACTAGAAGGCATCAATGATGATGTTGTCCTGCATGACGCAGAGACAGGTGAAGTCGTTGCAGCACAAATCGTGATGCCTGCACTGAATGATGTTGGGCGTGAACTCGCACGCCACCTGCGCTTCGCAAAGTTGCCGTGGACAGACCCAAACGGCACGCTCACGAAGAACGAACGCTTGTCCGGCATCGGTGCGAACACAATCGCTGTTGGCTACACAGCACCCAACAAGATGTACAAGCGATACGCAGCCAAACTCGCCCCTGTCCACATAGAAGCGAAGCCAACAGGGGATTTGCTCTACAAAGTTGTGGAAAGCCTGTGGACAACCTTCCAAGAGATACTTCCTGAACAGGCTGCTGCGCACGATGAACTCACACGCAGCCAACTGCACTCAGACTGGCTCTTGCAAGACACGCCATTCTCATCGGGCATCATCAACGACAACGCTGTCTTGCCGTACCACAAAGACGCAGGCAACATCAAAGACGCATGGTCAATGATGCTCGTGCTGAGGCGTGATGTTGATGGTGGATGCCTGCATGTGCCGGAGTACGACAGCACCTTCGCTGTCCCTGATCTCTCCGGCCTGTTCTTCTGTGGACAACGCCTTCCACACGGAGTCACGCCACTGATCAGACGCTCACGCAACGCCTACCGTTACTCCATCGTCTATTACACGAAGGCCATGCTCCGTGACTGCGGAAGTGCAGCCGATGAACTCCGCAGAGCACAAATCGCAGCAACTGTTAGAGCAGCCAAATGAAAGTCCTCTGTGTAGATGTGGATGACACGATCTGCTTCACCACAGACCGTGACTACCCGAACAGCACGCCAAACCAGCCAGTGATCAACAAACTGCGTGAGGCGCATGCACTCGGATACACAATCATCCTGCACACAGCCAGAGGACAGGGACGCAGCAACCACAACATCGCTGCTGTTTATGATGAGGTGATGGCAGAGATCATTGAGATGTGCAGTCGGCTCGAGGTTCCCTTTGATCAGATTGTCCTCGGGAAGCCTTTAGCGATCCTTTACATTGATGACAAGGCCATGAGGCCTGACGAGTTTGTGGAGATGCAGTTGTGACAACCTTCTTGATCTTGGCTGGAGGCGCAAGCACACGCTTTGAGGGCGACAAACTGCTGGAACGCTTCGGTGAATACACACTCCCTCAATACGCAGCAATGTTTGCACTGCAGAACCACGCAACACGCATCTGCATCACTCTCTCAGAACGCCAGATCTACACAGATGGCAGGAACATCAAACACAGGCTGCTGGATGACCTGAACGAAGTGTGCAGCCCTGAGATCGCACTGCAACCGCCGGACAGGTATGGCGCAGGAGCAGCAGTTGCACTCTGGCAACAGCGCATCACAGAACCAACAGTGATTCTGTTCGGAGACAACTATTACGCAGGCCATCTGCCCAACATGCCGTTGCCTCATGCGCTCTACTACTCAACGATCACGAGATCAGAAGCATCTGCAGCAAATCTTGATCTCGCTGCTGTTGTAGATGGTGTTGTGATTGAGAAGCCACACACAGTGACCCGAGGAAGATACTTCGCCGGCTTTATCAAGATGCCTGCTGAGTCATGGGATGTGATGCCGACGCTGCGTGCATCATCACGCAAGGAGATAGAGATCACAGGCATCATCAACAATGCACGACGCAAGCGTGCCATTGATCTATCAAACACCGACATGGTATGGGATGCAGTCACCTACGCATCAGATGTTGCACGCATCCAATCACTCATAGAGCCATGAAGGGAAGTAGTGGTGCAGAGTTGCATCAGCGTGGCGACCTCGTCACAAAGCGTTCGCTGAGGGCAAACAACGAGGCAGCATGGCTGCGCCTCGCACCACAGCATCCTCTCGCAGACGGCATCAACATCGTTCGTGTCTACAGCGAAGAAGAGTATGCATACACAATGCAGCACATCACAGGCCATGTTGCAACACACGAACCACAAGCAACCATCATGGACAGGCTCTGTGAGCAACTGCTGATCTGGCGCACACTTCCGGCAACAAACTCCGTTACATGGAAGGAATACACTCAGCGACTACAGGAACACGCCAGCCTCGTAGACAGCGACATCATCAATGAAGCAATGTGGTGCATCCACACGCACGACGCACTACCTGCATCCTTCAATCACGGCGACCTCACGCTAGAGAACATCCTGATAGACGCAGATGGCACGGCATGGATCATTGATCCCAACCACCAACCAGACCTCTATCAGTCATGGCTGCTAGACGCAGGCAAACTGCTGCAAAGCACACACACGAACTATCACAAAGCGTTCCACAGCAGCGCAGGCACAAACCTTGCACGCCACGACGCACGACTCTGCAACTGGCTCAAACAACACAACATCTACGAGCCAGCCCTGCTCGCATGCCTCACACACATCATCCGGCTCTGCAGGTACAGGCCACAGCAGGTTCACATCATCAACACACTCATTGAGCCACTACTGAAGGAGTTGCAGTGGAAATCCTGATTACAACCATCGGCAGACAGAATAAACAGAAGGCACTGCAACAGATACCTGAAGCACTGCACAGCAAGGTCTGGATACTCACACAGGAAGAAGATGTGAGCGTGCTGCGACAGACAGTACCGAAGGCCATTCCAATCCACCATCTGCCAACAGACACTGACGGCATCGCACAAACACGCCAGCGAGCCATTGACTACATCCCTAAAGGCAAAGTGTGGGTGATAGATGACCTCTGCATCTTCAAGGAACGCAAGCGTGACGGCACAAAGTTCATCTACACGCCACTAGACGACAAGGGATACATCCGGCTCTACAACGATGTCAGCCAACTCCTAGACACATACATCCAAGTCGGCATCTCCTCACACAACGGCAACAACCGTGTCCTCGCACCAACAAAGGCAGTCGGGCGTGCCTACTCAACCTACGGATTACGCACTGATGTGATGCAGCGAGCCAACATCCGCTTTGATGCGATGTATCAAGATGACAAAGACTGCAAATACATGGAGGACTTCTACATCACACTAGATGCACTCACAAAGGGATACGCAAACACAGTGATCTACGACAGATGCTTCACCTACCAACACAATACGGCAGGAGGCAACAGCACTAACAGGACACTCACAGGCCACGCCAAGTCAGCAGCAGCACTGCACAGACGCTTCCCACAGTTCGTCAAACTCGTACAGAAGGAAGGCAAATGGGGAACACAGGAGATGGACAGTCGCACTGAGGTACAGGTGCAGTGGAAGCAGGCATTCCGCTACGGCAACAGCAGACGCAAATGAAGCAAATGCCGAGGGCATGCCTGACATGCGGAATCACACAAACAAACGGAACAAGATGCGAGGCGTGCCACACACGGCACGAGACACGCAGACTCAGCCACCGCATCAGACCTCACTACGACAGAGAGTATCGGAAGAGAGCGAAACAGATCAGAGACAACGCAACCGTCTGCTGGCTCTGCGGTGAAGGTGCTAGACCCAACGATCCATGGACAGCAGACCATCTGATTCCATCTGACATCTCCTCTCCATTGCTGCCAGCACATCGCTCCTGCAACAGCAGACGAGGCAACAGGCCAGTGCCACCACAGCACTGAGGCCGACAAAGCCACCACACAAAGCAACATGACGGCACAGCACTGCACGCCACAGCCAGCCCAACACACGCCAGCAGCCTCCAGCATTGCCTCCTACAAAGCGATTACAGCGATCCTGCGCACAGCCAGCACCACACAGGCCACCAAGCCA